CAAGTGGCACTATTTCAATGAATGATTTTTATGGAGCTAGCGCTGGCCCAACTGCTTTTTCTTCAGACTTTACATCTTACAACACTGGTAATGGAGCTTGTAAAAATGGAACAGTAATTACAACTTACTATCATAATGGAACTGGAGCGTTGCCTGCTGTAAATGATTTTGTTTACACTAACGCAGCGGGAACAGTAACAATAGGCGCTGGAAATAGAAAAGCAACTAGCGGATCAACATCAATAGCTTATACAACCGGAGCAAGTGGAAAAGTAACAGCTATAACAAACTGTATATAAACAATAAATAAAAAAATAAACTATGATTACTTACGATTGGAATTGCAAAACTGTAGACGTTTACCCTACAGATGGAGATTACACAGATGTTGTGTATAACGTACACTGGATAGTAACAGGTAAAGATGAAGATGCTAATGTCAGCGCAACCAATATTGGAACTCAGGTTTTAGATACTAGTGGTATTACTGACTTCATACCATTTGATGAACTTACTAATGAAGAAGTAGTAGCTTGGACAAAAGCAACTATGGGCGATGAGCAAGTTGCGTCTATTGAAGCTAACATTGCTTTACAGATTGAAGACTTAATTACCCCTAAATCTATGACCATAACCATTGCTTAAGATTAATTCGTATATTTGTATTGCAAATATTATAAAATAATAGTTAAAAAAAATTAATTTAAATTAAAAAATGGCAAAATCAGTAAAGGACATTTCTGTCCAAGCAACGGTTCAAATTGACGAAAAAATTCTTAATCAAATTCGTCAGATAAGAACAAATCAATCAAACCTTCAGCTCGAAATTGGCGCTCTAGAGGCCCAAAAGCATTTAGCCTTGCATAGATTGCATGAACTTGGGGAAAGCTTACAATCCATTATGATTGAGCTTGAAAAAGAACATGGCAAGGGGAGCATAAATTTGGAAACTGGCGAGCTTACTTTAGCCTCTGATAATAATGGAAATTCGTAAAATATCCATAGGGGCAGACTATAAAGGAAGTGCGATGCATTACATTTTAGGACAAGATGTCCTTAATGGAAGCTATGTTATTCATCTCATTGATTTTAACAAAGAAAAAGAATCTTTTTTAATATATATTGAAAAAGATAATGAGGTTTTTCTTTGGAAAGAATTTAATAAAAATATACCTGTTTCTATAGAGTATAATATTCATTTTTAGCATGAATTCTCCATATTACTTCATCATACAGCCAGTTGGTGACGAGTATGAAAATGAAGTGGAAATTGCAGGCAAAAAAATTATAGTAAACTCCACTTTAGAAAATCATAAACATGTGAATCGCCTTGGGCGAATTACTCATATCCCTGGCAGATACAAAGGGACAATATCTGTCGGTGATATTATTATTGTACACCACAATATATTCAGGATATATTATGATATGAAAGGGAGGCCTAAAAAATCACCTAATTATTTTAAAGACGGACTTTATTTTATTGATGAAGGGCAGTTTTATTTATATCACAATGGTGAAAGATGGAATTCTGTAGGGGAGTATTGTTTTATTGAGCCAATACAAAAGGAAAATTCGTATCTTTATGAAGAAGGGCTTGAAGACAATACTGGTGTCCTAGTATATGGGAATCAGACACTCAAAAATATGGGTGTTGAAGAGGGAAGTAAAATAAATTTCACTAAAAACAGCGAATACGAATTTACTATAGACGATAAAAAGCTTTATAGAATGAGAACGCTAGATATTTGCGCTGTTTTAAATTAAATAAAATGAATTCAGTAAAAGAAATAAAAGAAAGAATTATTCAAGCTGGACACGAGGCTGTAAAGCAATTAATTAAAGTTGCTGAAGAAGAAATAATTAAGCCAGACCCTGACGATGAATTAGCTGCTGATAGATTAAAAAATGCAGCAGCCACAAAAAAGCTAGCAATATTTGACGCTTTTGAGATACTTAATAGGATTGAGAATGAAAAAAATATGCTAGAAAACCCAGAAGAAGAAAAGAAAAACTTAACAGGAGGATTTGCAGAAAGAAGGTCTAAATAATGATTTGTGCGTTGTATTAAAAGACTTTATACCTGAAAAGGTGTTAATGGCTAATAATGCTAAAAAATCATTTAAGTATGGTTATAATGAAGACCTGGATTTAATTGTCATATCTAAAGACGGAACAATAGGCGATGTTGTTCAGATAAATAACCTCAACATAGCTCTTCCTAAAAAACCAAAAGAGGTATATAAGCGTTCTTCTGATAAGAAAGACCAGTACTGGGAAGCTTCTGAATACCCAAAAGCATTAAAGCCTTTACAAACTATATTTCAATGGAATGAAATGAATAAAGAATTCAAGGAAACTTGGGTTCCTTATATTGAAAATGAGTTTGATAAGAGGGAAAATGGTTTTTGGTTTATGAATAACGGAAAACCTGTGTACATAACTGGCACACACTATATGTATCTGCAATGGACAAAGATTGATGTAGGAATGCCAGAGTATAGAGAATCCAATAGAGTGTTTTTTATTTTTTGGGAAGCATGCAAGGCAGACCATAGATGCTACGGTATGTGTTATTTAAAAAACAGACGTTCTGGATTTTCTTTCATGTCTTCTGCCGAAATAGTAAATCAGGCAACAATAACATCAGACTCAAGATTTGGCATCCTATCAAAAACAGGTAGTGATGCTAAAAAAATGTTTACAGACAAAGTTGTTCCTATCTCGGTCAACTACCCATTCTTTTTTAAGCCTATACAAGATGGTATGGATAGACCGAAGTCGGAGCTTGCTTATCGAGTTCCAGCTTCTAAACTTACAAGGAAGTCAATATCAAATACAAGTATCACTAGCGACTTGCAGGGCTTGGACACCACGATTGACTGGAAGAATACAGGGGATAACAGTTATGATGGGGAAAAGTTAGCTTTGCTTGTGCATGATGAAAGCGGTAAATGGGAGAGGCCAGATAATATTCTAAATAACTGGCGTGTAACAAAAACTTGTTTGCGGTTGGGTAGTAGGGTTATTGGTAAGTGTATGATGGGCTCTACGTCAAATGCGCTAGACAAAGGCGGAGAAAACTTTAAAAAACTATACCACGATTCGGACCCAACCACAAGAAACTCTAATGGGCAAACAAAAAGCGGAATGTATAATCTGTTTATCCCAATGGAATGGAACATGGAGGGCTTTATTGATATGTATGGTCAACCTGTCATAGAAACACCAGAATCACAAATAGTCAGTATTAACGGTGATTACATTCACCAAAGCGCAATAGAATACTGGCAAAATGAAGTTGACAGTCTTAAAAACGACCCAGATGCCCTTAATGAATTTTATCGTCAGTTTCCAAGAACAGAGTCTCATGCATTTCGTGATGAATCCAAAAACACAATATTTAATTTAACACGGATATATGAGCAAATAGATTATAATGATTCTTTTGCTGTAAAATCAACTATTTCTAGGGGGAATTTTCATTGGAAAAACGGACAAAGAGATACTGAGGTTTTATTTACCCCAGAGAGTAAGGGGAGATTTTTTCTGTCCTGGATTCCTTCAAGGGAATTAATGAATAATGTTGAAATAAAAAACGGAAGAAAATATCCAGGAAATGCTCATATTGGGTCGTTCGGAGGTGACTCGTATGATATATCTGGGGTGGTAGGAGGTGGAGGCTCTAAAGGTTCTGTTCATGGAATGACTAAATTCCATATGCAAGATGCTCCGACAAATATGTTTTTTCTTGAATATATTTCTAGACCTCAGACAGCAGAGATTTTTTATGAAGATGTTTTGATGGCGTTACATTTCTATGGCATGCCTATTCTTTTAGAGAATAACAAACCTCGTCTTTTATATTATTTAAAAGAAAGAGGCTATAGAGCTTTTTCTTTAAATAGGCCAGATAAGCATAAAAATATATTATCAAAAGCTGAAAGAGAGCTAGGTGGTATTCCATCTTCATCATCTGTAATTTCAGTACATGCCGAGTATATAGAAGCATATATTCAAAATCATGTAGGAGTTATTACTGACCAAGGAAATATTGACTTTGGAACCTGTGGGAATATGTTTTTTAACAGAACATTGCTTGATTGGGCTAACTACGACATAAACAATCGTACAAAGTATGATGCAACTGTAAGTTCTGGGTTTGCTATTATGGCTAATCAATCAACGAAGAATATACCTTCTGAAAAACATAATCAAATAAATCTTAACTTTGCGAAATATAGTAACAAAGGTTTTGTTAGCGAAATTATTAAGTAAGCATGATAAATAAGCCAAGATTCAACTCAGGTAGTGGTTTCCCTAATCAATTTGTACCTGACATAGAAAAAGATACCTATGAGTATGGGCTTCGTGTAGGTCAGGCTATTGAGTCTGAATGGTTTTCTAGAGATTATGGAAGTAGCCTTTATGGAGAAATCCGTTCTGAGTTTTTAAACAGAAGACTCTATGCTAGAGGCGAACAGCCTGTAGAAAAATATAAAAACGAACTTGCCGTAAATGGAGATTTGTCTTATCTAAACTTAGATTGGACTCCAGTTCCCATTATACCAAAATTTGTTGATGTTGTTGTCAATGGAATTCAAAACAGATTGCTCGATGTAAACGTTGAAGCTGTAGATGATTTGTCTGCGCTTCGCAGGGAGCGGTTCAGAAACGAGCTTGAAACCGATATGTTGGCAAAAGACATGCTAACTTATGTGAAGCAAGAAACTGGAGTTAATGCATTTAACTTTCCAGAAGAAATGATTCCAGATACGGAAGAAGAGCTTAATCTTTACATGGATTTAAGATACAAGCAAGCTGTTGAGGTTGCAGAAGAAACTGCAATAAAGACTATTCTGGAGCTGAATGAATATGATGAAATCAAAAGGCGCGTAGACGAAGACAATGTTGTTCTTGGTATTGCTGCCATAAAACATTCTTTTGATGTTCACGATGGTGTTCGTATAGAGTATGTCGACCCTGTTAATTTCGTGTACTCTCCAACAGAAGACCCTAGCTTTAGGGACTGTTACTACTTTGGAGAAGTAAAATCAGTGCATGTTACAGAGATAAAAAAGATTAATCCAAATCTAACTCAGGAAGAAATAGAAGAAATATCTAAACTTGCGAGTAGATTTGATGGATATAGGAGTACACAAAATCTACAAAGCCAAAGTGGACTAGATAAGTCTAATGTTTCCTTGCTTTACTTCTGCTATAAGACGGATAAGGAAATTGTATATAAGGTAAAGCAAAACGAAAATGGCGGACAAAAACCATTAAAAAAAGACAATTCATTTAATCCACCAAAAACAGAACAAGCTAGGTTCCAAAAAGTTTCTAGACGTATTGATGTTTGGTATGATGGAGTTCTTGTTTTAGGAACTAATCATTTGATTAAGTGGGGAGTAATGGAAAATATGGTTAGGCCTAAATCGGCTTTTCAAAAAGCACTGCCTCCGTATATTGTGTCAGCGATAAAAATGTCAAAAGGCAACATTGATTCTCTTGTAAAAAGAATGATTCCTTTTGCTGACCAAATCCAACTTACACACTTAAAACTACAACAAGTGGTTTCAAAAATGATTCCAGACGGAGTATTTATTGATGCCGATGGACTAAATAGTGTTGATTTGGGTAATGGAGCGTCATATAATCCATCTGAGGCTTTATCCATGTATTTCCAAACTGGTAGTGTTATTGGTAGAAGCTATACAGAAGATGGAGAATTTAATAATGCTAAAGTCCCTATTCAAGAGCTAACAAGTAGTGGCTCTAATGCTAAAATAGCTAGTCTGATAAATATGTATAATTATCAGCTAAACATGATTAGAGCTGTAACGGGTATTAACGAATCTAGAGATGGAAGTACTCCAGACCAATATTCATTGGTTGGATTACAGAAACTTGCCGCTCTCAACAGTAATACCGCTACAAGACATGTTGTTCAGTCTGGTATTTTTATTACTAAAAGACTTGCTGAAGCGATATGTTACAGGGTTTCTGATATTATGATGTACTCTGATTTTTATGAGGATTTTGCTAAAATGATTAGCAAAAACAATATGGGGATTCTAGAAGAGATTGTAGGACTACACCTTCATGATTTTGGTATTTTCATAGAAATAGAGCCAGACGAAGAAGAAAAACAAATGCTTGAGCAGAATATTCAGCAATCAATTCAGGCTGGTAAGATTGATTTAGACGATGCCATTGATGTGCGTTCTGTAAAAAATCACACACTAGCTAATTCTTTATTGAAAATTAGAAAAAGAAGAAAGCAGAAAGAAGATATGGAGATGCAGCAGCAAGCGACTAAAATGCAAACTGACTCTAATATTCAATCTTCTCAAGCAGCTTCTCAAGCTAGACTTCAGGAGGAGCAAATGAAAAACCAAATGGAGTCTCAAATTCTTCAGATGAAAGCTCAACTAGATTTACAACAGATGCAAGCTAAAAAAGAGATTGATGCAGAACTCATGAAGATTAAGTATCAGTACGAGATGCAGCTGAAACAGCTTGACTCTGATATGGTTACAAATAAAGAAAAGTACAAAGAGGATAGAAAAGACAAGAGAACTGACAAGCAAGCAACACAACAAAGCAAACTAATAAGACAAAGAAAAGAAAACCTACCTCCAACTAACTTCTCTCAAGATGGCTCTGCTGATGAAATATTAGCGAATCTTCAGGGAATCATGGGCCAACAAAAACAGTAGTTTTTTTTTATAGCTTTGCAGTATAAATTTTAATTTAATCTATTATGAGTAATGAAAATCAAGAAGTTGACTTTAAAGTCGACTTGTCAAAGCCTCCTGTGAAAAAAGAGGCTAAAGATGTTAAAGAAGAAACTGCCGAAGTCGGAAGTGAAAACACGCCAAACTCGGAAGTTCAACAAGATATTAATAAAGAAGCTGGAGATGCCGTTCAAGAACAAGGCACAGATGAAAGCGTGTTACGCTCTAGCGAGCAAGGCCAAAAAGGCGAACAAGAAGCCGAAGTGGAATTGCAAAAAGTGGATGAAGGAAACCAAAAGAGGGTAGCCAACATCTCTAAAGAAGAAATAATCGCTGAGTTCCTTACTAATAAGTATAGTATGGGGCTTGAAGATTTAGAAAGCGTTCTTTTAAATAAGGATAAAAAAACTCAAGAGCTTCCAGAGGAGGTAGAGAAGTATTTGCAGTACAAGAACGAAACCAAGCGAGGCTTGAAAGATTTCGTTAAAGCAAATGAAGATGTGTCTAATTATGAAGAAACAGCTTTGTTACGAGAGTACTACAAACAATCAAATCCAGAGCTTGATGATTCCGATATTGATTATTTAATAGAGGATAAATTTAACATTGACGAAGATATCCATACGGATAAAGAGGTCAAAAGGAAAAATCTTGAGAAGAAACAAGAGCTTCATAAAGCGAAGCAGTATTTTGAGCAAATGAAGGAAAAATACAAAGCTCCACTTGAGTCAAGTACGGAGAGTTTACCTGAAGACGCCAAAAACGCTGTTGAGTTTTACAAGCAATATAATGACGAAAAGGCTAAAGAGCAAGAGGTTATGCAGAAACAAAGACTTGTCTTTGAGGAAAAAACCTCTAAGTTTTTTAATGACGAATTCAAAGGTTTTGATTTTAAAGTCGGTGAAAAAACATTAACCTATAAGCCTAAAGACAAGAATGAGATTGTAAATAAACAATTAAACCTAAACAATTTTATTCAATCGTTTTTAGACGACAATGGTGTTCTAAAAGATGCACAGAAGTATCATAAAGCCTTAAACATGGCTACGAACCCTGAAGCATATGCTAAGTTCTTTTATGAGCAAGGCAAGGCAGATGCGGTGAATGAAGTGGTTAAGGATGGTAAAAATATAAAAATGGATGTGCGTGCTAATGTTGATTCGTCAAAACCTGGAGCTAAATTTAGAGTAGTTAATGACGGCTCTTCATTTGGTTCTAGACTTAAAATTAGAAAAAATAATTAAAACCTTTAAAATTTTTTAAAAATGGCACAACAATTAAGTTTTGGAACTGGAACTGGCGTAATTGGCGGTTCTACTTCATTGACCCCTGCCCCTGGCAAGAATTTGCAAAACACAAATTACTTGACCAATGCAGATTATAACTTTGCTCAACAATATCTACCTGATTTATATGAGCAAGAATTTGAGCGTTACGGAAATCGTTCTGTAGCTTCTTTCTTGCGTATGGTAGGAGCTGAAATTCCTTCTTCTTCTGATTTAATCAAGTGGAGTGAGCAAGGACGTTTACATGTACAAGCTTCTGGAGCTATTGGCGCTGATGGAGTTACTATTGATGGATTGACTGGACACAGCTTCCGTGCAAACCAAACAATCGTTATTTCAACTGCTGCTGGTGTTCAAGCTAAAGCTCTTGTAACTACTGCTTCTGGAGCCGACTCTATAGAAGTTGCTACTTTTGCTAGTTTAAACCTTTTAGATTCAGTTAGTGCTGCTGACGGAATTGGTCCTTTTAACGACAATGATGCTGTAACTATTTTTGTTTACGGTTCTGAATTCAAAAAAGGAACTGCTGGAATGGTAGGCTCTTTAGAGGCTGACTTTGAAGCTAAAGAAAACAATCCAATCATCATCAAAGACAAGTACGAAGTATCTGGTTCTGAGATGGCTCACGTTGGATGGGTTGAAGTAACTACTGAGAATGGAGCTGCTGGATACCTTTGGTATTTAAAGTCTGAAAGTGAAACTCGTCTACGTTTCGAGGATTACCTAGAGACTTCTATGATTGAAGGTGAGCCTGCTGCTTCTGGTTCTGCTGCCGCTACTGCTGGATACAAAGGAACCAAAGGTCTTTTCTATGAAGTAGAAAATAACGGTAACGTTTCTTCTGGAACAATTACTGACCGTGATGACCTTGAGCAATTAGCTAAAGTTCTAGATAAAGAAGGAGCTATTCAAGAAAACGTAATCTTCGCTAATCGTTCAACATCTTTTGATATTGATAAAGTATTGGCCGCTCAAAACAACTCTGGAGCTTCTACAGCTTCTTACGGTTTGTTTGACAACGATGAGGATATGGCGTTGAATCTTGGATTCACTGGTTTCCGTATTGGATACGACTTCTATAAGTCTGACTGGAAATACCTAAACGATGCTACTACTCGTGGTAACATTGGTGGTGTTGATGGTATTGTTGTTCCTGCTGGTACTACTACAGTGTACGACCAAATTCTTGGTGAGAACGCTAAGAGACCATTCTTGCATGTTCGTTACCGAGTGTCTCCAACTGAAGACAGAAAATACAAGTCTTGGGTTGTTGGTTCTGCTGGAGGAGCTATGACTAGTGGTGATGACAAAATGGAAGTTCACTTCTTGTCAGAGCGTGCGCTTTGTACTATGGGAGTTAACAACTTCATCTTGATGCAATAATCATCTATTAGAGGAAAGAGGGGCCTAGCGCCCCTCAATCTTCTTTTTTTATAATCTAATTAAATTTTTAATAAAATGGCAACTAAAACTGTAAAATCGTTTGGATACAATTCAGTATTTCCAGACCTAGAAATTAAGGATAGAGTTTTTATTTTAACAGGTAAAACACCTATCAGATACATGATTCCTGTAAAACACACTGGCAGGAAACCCCTCACATATTTTGACGGAAAACTCAACAGAGCGTTACGATACGCTACAAACCAATTAAGCCCGTTTGTTGACGAGCAAGATGGTGTGGTCACTTTAGAACCAATTATATTTCAAAATGGGAAATTAATTGTTCCTTCTTGGAATGTAAATCTTCAAAAGTTCTTAATGATTCATCCAGAATTTAACAAGGCTTTTTCTGAGCTTGACAAGGAGAAAAACGCAAGCAAGGAGGTGCAAGATATTTATTCTGAATTAGATGCTCAGATAGCAGCTAAAGACATGGATATCAACGATTTAGAGGCTATTGCTCGTGTTGTAATGAAGAGCGGTGTTTCTTCATTAACATCTTCCGAATTGCGTAGAGATATGATTATTTGGGCTAAAAAGAATCCAGGTGAATTCATGAATTTATGTAATGACGAAAACCTAAAGCTGCGTAATTTAGCTGTAAGAGCCGTAGAGCTTGGAGTTTTATATATAAAAGGAGACAACAGAACAGTTGTTTGGGCTGATGATAGAAACAAAAAAGTCATGGTCGCTCCATTTGGAGAGAACGTATATAGCGCATTAGCTATGTTCTTTAAAACAGACGAAGGGCTTGATGTTTTACAGAACGTTACAAACAAATTGTAATTACATTGTATACACCGTGAAAGGAGATGGGGTCGCAATTTGCGACCTCTTTTTTTTTGTACTTTTGTAAAAAATATATCCTATGATAAATAGCGTAAGAAATACTGTTATGTTTTTGCTGAACAAGGATAACAGAGGATATGTGTCTCCATCTGAGTTTGATTATTTTGCAAAACTAGCGCAGCTTGAGATATTTGAGTCATATTTTAATGACTACGCAAAGGCTGTTGCCATGCAAAATATGCGCAAAAAGGGACAGAATTACGGAGATACAGTAAAACATATTGAAAATAAAATTGATAAATTTTACACAGATATTAAATTATCATATATTGATGTAAGCCCATCTAGTGTTGGGGAGGAGAAAGATTATTTTGAGCTTCCAGAAAACTTATACAAATTAATAAATGTAACATATTTGGGCGGGTTTGGAACAGATACCACTATGTCTGGAGGAAGAATTGTTCAGCCGATTTCTGCACACAAATTTGATATGATTGTGAACAGCAATTTGACAAGACCGTCTGTTTTCTACCCAGTTTATGTTAGGAGAGGAGATAATATTTATGTAAGACCATTGAGCATACAAGGCAATCCTAATGCTAAAAACGACAGCCCTATTATTGCTAATTACATTAGAAAGCCAGCAGACCCGCATTGGGGCTATGTAACTTTAAGTTCAGACCCAGTATACAACGCTGATAGCTCTGTTAATTTTGAAATATCTGAGGAAGATGAGACGGAATTGATTATCAAGATTTGTAAATATGCTGGATTAAGTATTAGGGAGGCTGATATTGTACAAGTCGCATCTCAACAAGAACAACTTGAGTATACTAAAGAAAATTCATAACCTATGCCAATTATCGGAACACATATAGACCAAAGAGAATACTATCAAAATAATGGTAATAATCCTACTTGGGAAAACTGGGGTACTTACCAGTATTTGCTTTTGCATGATATTATAAATAACTTTTTATTGACTTATGTTGGTGATGATAAGGTTATTAATAAAGCTGACAGAAATGAAGTTGTGTTTCATGCAAAACGCGGCCTTCAGGAAATTCATTACGATGCTTTAAGGGAAATTCGTGGATTTGAAGCTGAATTGCCAGACAATTTAAAAATGCATTTACCACACGATTTTGTTAGCCCTGTAAAAATATCTTTTGTAGGAGACGATGGTCTAACACATCAAATAAGACAAAACTATAACACAGCCACTCCAACTAGTTACCTTCAAGACAACTCTGCTCAAAAGAATATCTTGATGGATAATAATGATAATGCACTTACTGGTACTCCTGTTATTGAAACAAATTGGAGAAGCCAACCAGATACAGGCGCTATTGCTCCAGATACTAATTTATTAGGGAAAAGATTTGGAATGGACACTGCAAGTTCAAACCACAATGGAAGCTATGTTATAGATAAAAATCAAGGATTTATATTATTTAGTTCCGACTTGTCCGGGAAAAACATTGTTATAGAATATGTTTCTGATGGTATGTATGGATTGGCTGATGATGAGATAAAAGTTCATAAATTAGCAGAGAACTTCATGTATGATTATTTAGTTTCTAGCATTTTGAAACAAAAATTCGGAGTTCAAGAATATATTGTTCGTAGAGCCCAAAAACAGGCTTCTGCGTCATTAAGAAACACAAAGATTCGATTAAATTCTATTAACCTAGGCGAACTTACTCAAATTTTACGAGGAAGAGACAAGTGGATTAAGTAATATGAAGATTCAAAATTTATTTAATACTGGTAAAATGAACAAAGACGTTGATGAGCGTCTTGTTCCAAATGGCGAATATACCAACGCCTTGAATGTTCGTGTGTTAAACACAGCTGGGTCTGATGCTGGGGCTCTTGAAAACGAAAGAGGAAATGTAAGGCTAACTGAGCTAGGATTATCTAATAATCCAGAATGTATAGGCTCTGTGTCGGATGAGGCAGAAGAAAAAATTTATTGGTTTGTTGTAAATGACCTGGGGTACTCATATATATTTGAATATGATGTAGAAAACGATATTACCTCAACTGTTCTTGCAGACGAAAGAGCTTCTGGAAGTCAGGTATTAAATTTTAGTAAAGATTATAAGATTACAGGGGTAAATGTCGTTTATAATACATCAAAAAAAACAAAGTTACTTTTGTTTACAGACGGGTTGAATCAACCTAGAATGGTGGATATTGAACGAGGAAAAACGTATGGAATAAACAATTTCTTCGAAGACGATATCTGTTTATATAAAAAAGCGCCACAAACAGCCCCTACAGTCACTCCATTTAATACAGGAACTCCTACAGAAAACGCAGTAAAAGAAAACTTTTTTGCATTTGCATATCGATATCGTTATTTAGATGGGGGTTATTCTGCCTCGTCTTCATTTACTTATTTTAAATTTAGCCCAAAACAATTTGCCATTAACTGGACTTCTATGGAGAATGATGGTATGGAAAATGTTTTTAATGGCTATAGAATATCATATAGCTCTGGAGACCATAGAGTTACAGATGTTCAGTTATTATTTAAATATCCTACAGACCCGACTATTTATATCGTTGACAATATAAATAAAGAAGAAAGTAGTGTGCCGGACAACTCGACACAGACTTACGAGTTTGCTAATAAAAAAATATACAAAACACTCCCTCAAGATGAGGTTTTTAGGATTTTTGATGATATCCCGTTGACGGCAAAAGCTCAAGACTTTATAAATGACAGAATTGTTTACGGGAATACTACTTCTCAATATGATTTAGTTGAAGAAGAAGGTGGTAATCAAAAAATCAGAATAGATTACAATGTTTCTTTAATTTCCACTTCACAAGAAGGTGATAATTTAGATGACACATTATCTGCAAACGACACTAAAATTACTTTCGATTTTACAGATATAGATTTAACACAGGGAAGTACTTTAACCGCTGTTATTGTTTTGGAGTCTGACGAGGTAGGAACAGAGCCAAATACATATTTCAATGGAGACGCTAATTTAGAAAACGCTTTTATCTTATCTCAGGACTATGCTTCCGTTACAGATATGGTTGCCTCTCAAGAGTTTTTAGACTTTTTAACAAGTTTGAGTGGTAGCTTTGGCGCTGTTGTAACAACAACTAGCCCGCCAGACACAGTAGATGTTACATATGGTCAATTTTCATTAGACGCTAGTACAGCAACTTCCTTTACGCTTTTAGCTCCAACCATAACGCATCAAGTAGATAATACTCCAGCAGACCCTAATGATATAGATTTTACGGATGAAGTAGAACAGTTTAAATTCACAACTGCCTCTGTAATGGCTATTAGAGAAGACTCTAGTAATGTTTCTTGTAAGTCTTTGCGTAGTTATGAAGTTGGATTGGTTTATCTAGATGAATATGGAAGGTATTCTAGTATTTTATTACCGAAAGAATCTATTGGAGAAACTTCAAATGAAGTATTTGTTTCTGCGGATAAAAGTGTAAACATAAACAAGCTTCAGGTAGCTGTAAATCACAAAGCCCCATATTGGGCTGACCGATACAAGTTTTTTGTAAAAGTAAATAAAGGGCATCACTATAATGTATATGCGACTATATTTTATGAAGATGGGCTGTATCGATGGGTTTTATTGCAGGGAGCTAATTTAGGCAAAGTAGAAGCTGGGCAAACTTTAATTGTAAAGTCTGACGATAATGGGCCTTTAGACCAGGAAGTAAAAACTAAAGTTCTAGAGGTGACTACTAAAAATGCAGCAGACGAGGCTACTGGAGAAAAAGGATGGCTTGATGGCAATGATATTTTAGAAAAATCTGGGACTTACATGAAAATACGTCCGTTGAACTTTACAATGGACTTTAATGAAGACAATTTTATAACATATCACTACAGAAGTAAAATTAAATACATATATTCTGGTTATAATGCACATTGGATTCCTGGAATTGATTTAGGGTTTTATAGCACTGGGGATAGTACAAAGGGGCTTTTACAAGTATATGATAACAATACTTCAACTTATATAGACCAAGAACTGGGCACTGGCTCTCAGATTAGCATAGATTTAAAGTACGAAGAATCTGACGCCGGTGGTCCAAACTTCTTTTTTAATAAAAAATATACTGTAAATGGGAGTTACACAAGCGGAGCAACAGGAGGTGTTAATAATGCTTTTGCTCAATGGCTTGAAAATGAAACTCCATTCCAGAGTAACCCATTATCGTATTCTGGAGATAGTGATGCTATAGAATTTATAATTCCGTCAACAAACCCAAGTAAACACTTTAGGTTTATAATATTTAAAAATCCATCTGATTCAACCGGCAGAACTGTAATGAGAGTGATTACAAACGAACGGACTTCTAATACCGAAAAAAGTTGGTTAACAACAACAATAGACCTTGTTTTAATAAGCGGTCTTTTGGTTTTTGAGACAGAGGCTATTGATGTTGATGATGATGTTTATTATGAAACAGAAGAAACATTTTTTATAAATGACTCTGGATACCATCAAGGAAACACTCAAAACCAGACGGCTTCTGTTCCAGCTATTTGTGACTTGGGATTTGGTAATTGTTTTAGCTTTGGGAACGGGGTTGAAAGCATTAGGATTAAGGATGATAGATTTAAGCCTATTTATGATATAAAGTCTAGGCCAAATATTGCTATAATAGAAGGATATGAAAGAAGAGAAGATAAAAACAAACTTATCTATAGCGGGGCTTTTAACGAAAATACAGGGTACAATACTCTTAATGAGTTTAATGCTAGTAGAGGCATAACAAAATACATGGATATAAAATATGGCTCTATTCAAAAGATTTTTGCCAGAGAGTCTGATTTAATTGTATTCCAAGAGGATAGGGTTTCAAAAGTTCTTTACGGGAAAAACATATTGACTAGCCCAGATGGAAGCGGAAGCTTGTCTCAAATAGAACAAGTTCTTGGGCAAGACGTTCCTTTTACTGGCGAGTATGGAATATCCGTACACCCAGAGTCTTTTGGCCACTATGAGGGGAGCATGTACTTTACTGACGCAAATAGAGGAACCGTACTAAGGCTTGGGGGCGATGGATTGACACCGATATCGTCATATGGAATGAAGTCTTTCTTTAAAAGGGAGCTTTATGGAAATAAAGGCAGCTACAATATAGGGGGGTTTGACCCTAAATACAATCAGTATGTGCTAACAATGGGCGATGAGCAAAGACCACAAGCTCCTTTGGTATTGAATTGTGCTTCGTCATTTACAAGACAATTAGGAGCTCCATTCTCATACGACTTAAATGTTGGTTCCTATCCTGGAACAGCTACTATTTCCTACACAACATCTGGGGCTATAGATATCGTTGTTGTTTATAATGGAAATACATATAACAATACAGGTCTTACTGGTACTGGAAGTATAACATTCCCAGTAACTCAAGAAGATTTAGATGTTACAAACATTGCAGACGTAACCATATCTCCAGCTACAACAGCGAATGTAAGTATAACGCATATTTGCCCAGTCCCTGAAACTATGGATATTGTTCTTATTGTTGTTAATGATGCTGGAGAGGCAGGAGAAACAATAGTAAATAGATATAAACATGATGGCGATAATGGGAATATTTACAATTCAGACTTAGATATATTTGAGGCTGATGAGTTAACTAGATATGAAACTGTTACAGGAATTGTAGGTTCTGATGTTATACCAGCTAATGGGGATATCGTTACAGTATCTTCTTTAAAACAACTTGGCAATCACACAGGAACATTCGGCCCTTGTAATAGCTTGGGTTATTTGGTTTCTGGGGCAACTGGAATGAGTGTGCAAGATATTGTTGACCAGGCTGCATACCCAATAATTACAACAACCACAACGTCTACAGAGGAAGAGAGTACAATATCATTTACCTTCAACAGAGAAAACACAAGCCAGAAATTATATATTGTATATAATTATATTGATGAGCTTCCAATTCTTGTAGATGATTCTGTAACAGGAATTGAAGAGGGAGGTAGTGTTGTAATTGATGTTGTTGCAAACGATACTTTCCCATCTCCATACACAATAACAATAGGGACACCTCCTTCTTACGGGACAGCTGTTGTTAATGCGAATGACACCATTACATACACCCATACATCTGGCCAGCCGCTAAATGATTCATTTACATATATTGTTGACAGGGGAGGAACTTGTACAGCAGAAGCAACAGTGACTACAGAAGCATTAGCTATTTCTGTCGACACTTATATTTACTTAGTTTTTGATTCCACTGGCTCAATGACTGGAACGTATATTCCACTTCAAACTATGGTTGGAGATTCATTGAAATCTGTGCTTCAAGATTTATATGCTACTGGATTAACTGAAAGCCAAGGTAATACAGACCCAGCAACAAATGGAAGTGATGAGTATGACGATAAAGTTACTATTGTGACTGATGCAACTGAGCGTTCGATGAGAATGATTATGAATAGTGATTTCGTAAATAACGGCAACTATCCGAGTGATGCGTCTAACGTAATTGTATTGTCTTTCCAAGACGAAGCTAGCCCTTATGCTGTTGGACAAGGTCAATCATTACCATCTTCGCCAAACACACTTGCCGTTTCTGATATAGCCAGTTTAAAATCATCTGTTCAAGCGTTAAACGGAAGTAACTCAGGATTCTATAGAGGGGTGTTTATGAATGTTGCTGGGTATCAAGGCTTCCAAGATTTTATGGCAGCTATGGAAACTGGAACAACTCCAGGCTATACTCAGTCTACGCAGAATTTAGCTAGTATATCTGGTGGAAGCAACCATATTCTACATTACAAATATAATATAGAGGATGGCCCAGGAGCGGCTCAAGGCACAACTCCAGCTCCATTTAAGCCAGGCTCTACAACAGACAGATTTGACCAATGGCAGTATTATTACTTGTATCATATCACAGATTCACTTAACACGCTAGGATTTACTCCAAGTGGGCAAACCTGGCCAGTAATATTAGACGATTAATATGGCATTACCAGTAGGACAAAAAACAATAACTTTTGATGAGGTCTACAATGCGTGGACTTCATTTCATTCGTATGTCCCAGAGTGGATGGAGCGTCTGGGGAATAGGTTTTACACCTTTAAAGGGGGTGAGCTGTATGTTCATGATGAAAATAATACTAGAACAAATTTTTATGGAACAACATATGGATGTAGTATAACTTATTCTTCAAACCAAAGTCCGTCTGATATCAAATTATTTAAAACCATTGGACTGGAAACAAATTCTGATGGATGGTGGGCAACTTTGTCTTCTGATTTGGAATTTGGCTCTATAGGTAGTTCAACAAATTTAAAGTTTGAGGATAAGGAAGGAATAAGATATTCTTATATAAGAAGAAATAGTTCTGACAAAAACAACTATAATAAACTTTCTGTTTTGGGTATTGGAGAGTTGCAAACTGCAAATAGCGCTAATGTATATGGATTTAGCGTAAATATTCCGAATCAAGTATCAGCTAATAATGTTGATGGACAAGGTGGAGATGAATTATGGGTTCAATTATCAGGTGGAGCGACCGCTTTAATTGGTATTGTAGATTCTTTTTCTGGACAAGAAATAACCGTAGATTCTACAGCTACTTTACCTTCTGTTGGTGATTTTTGCTATATAGTTAAAAATTCTGAGTCAGAGTCATATGGACTTCGTGGATATCATGCTAAAATAACTTTATTCAATAATCAGACTGGTTTTGTTGAACTCTATGGTTCTAATGCAGAGGTGTTCAAGAGTTACATGTAAAATTTGTATATTTGTATAATTATAAAAAACTACAATAAATGGCTTTATTAACCGCAATAGGAATGGGAATTGGGGCTTTGGGCGCTGGCGCTCAGTTTTTCCAAGGAGCAAAGCTTAAAAAAGAAGCTGACGCTAAACTAGCTCAGTTCAGACATCAAGAGCTAACTAATTTGGCAGAGAACTTAAAGCCATCTCTTGAAGCAGAAAGACAAGCTAGAATTTCAGAAGGAAAAATGCTTGCTGGAGTAACTGATGTTGCTCAAGGAATGGATGCTGCTTCAGCAATGGCTATGATGCAAAGTGGCCTTGGTCAATTTGGTGAAATGTCAATGAAAACAACTGCTTCTCAAATGGAGAAAGAATTTCAAGTAGATGCAATGAAGGTTGAGGAAGAGAAGCGATTAAGAGATATCGTTGAGGCTAGAAAAATGGAGGAATTATCTTCGTTGAAGCAGCAAAAAATGGCAGGAATGCAAATGCAATCTAGCGCTTTTAAAGACTTAGGCAGCCTGGCACTTAGTGGAGGAATTGCTAGAGACCAGGCTTTATCAACCAAAGGAGTAACCACGCATGCATTTAGTGATAAAACGGGTTAAAAATATTTAGATATGCCATATTACGGAGGTACAGTTACACAGCCAATATTAGGAGGTTTCGATGAGCTTGGGAAGATGCTTTTACAGGGTTCTGCACAAATAGCTGCTACAACTTTAGAGATAGAAAAAAGAAGAAATGAGCAAGCTGCTCAACTCTCAGAAATTGCTCAAAAGATTACGGCGACTAGTATTACCCAGCATGATAAACTGATTCAACATGCAGCTAGAGATAATGCTAGAATTTTGGCTGAATCCCACCAAGCTAATAGAGAGAATAGAATGTCATTATCAGAAGTATCGGCAATAGCATCTAGACTAGAGACTGATAACATGATGATGGTTAATAGCTCTAAGGTGCATGATGAAAACATACAGAGAGTTCTTGATGGAGTCGAAAAAGGAGATTATAGTTCTATATCAATTGATTATCAAAATGCAATTTGGCATAATGACCCTAATTTAAGAAAAGAAATATTTAAAACATACGCCTATAACCCAGATGGGAGTGTAAAGGTTGATAATACTGGGGCTCCAGTGATGGTAAATCGCCCAGCCGAAGAGGGATTACAATACAACAGAATAAATAACGTAATGCACGTCACTAAATTTAAGGAGGTGCAATCTGTTGACCAAAACGGTAATCCAATGTTTGACCCAAACACAGGGCTTCCTATCACGGAAACCAAAACTTTTTCTATGCCAATGGATGAGTTTCTAAATCCATCACTTAAAAAGATAGAAACGGTGGATGCATCAAAGAGGGTTGGTAATTTTATGAAAAATATAGGGAATCGTTTTAGCTATGTAGACCGACAAACTGGCCAAATTACGGATATGCCATACAATCAGATAGGTCAATTTGATTCTGGAACTATGGTTTATGGCTACACATTGGCTCCTCAAAACTTTGCTGATATGATTGGTGAGGTTGAGAAAGAATTAAAAACATTTACAGATGAGCAGATGACAGCCATCTTACATGATTATGTCGGAGCTAAGGCTGATTGGCAACCAGACTATAAAGGACCTCGTTTTTTAGATGAAGTTAATTCAGATGAGAATAGGTTTTTCTCTTGGACAGATTCTGAAGGTAATATTCAAAAAATAGCTCAGTATTATGACATTAATGGAGATGCATTAAACTTTACATATGACCCTCTTGTGTTGCAAACACAGGGTAATGGAAAAATTACACTTACAGATGAGCAAAGAGAGTTAGCAAAGGCTTATATGAGGGGGAAATACCTCAATGCTTTTGATGTTAAATATAAAGACTACAAAGATTTTATTAATACTGGAAATACCAGTAGTCGTGCTTCTACATCTTCTTATAATCAAGCATCATGGAACCAGGTGGTTAATAACCAAATTGTATCATCTCCTATAAACTCTACATATTTAAACAACAAACTTATGATTGGTGCTGGATATATTGCAGAGGCGGGTGGAACTCAACCTTCTGGTTATGGAGATAGTTTACTAAATATACATAGTAGAGGGCGGTCTATACCTGGGACAACTACTTTAACACAAGGGCAGAAAATTATTTCTGAAAGAAGTCTATTTGTTGTTGGTGGATTTAGTGTTGTTCATCAATCAACGCCAATTAAGACTGGTGATGCAATAAAAAACTATGTAACTCAAGATTTAGCAGGCACTACTGTTACTGGTGGAAAATTAAAATCTCTAAATAACATTATATTTATTGATGAAGGCGTAGATAATAGCGGCAAAAATGTTCCAGCAATGATTCTTCTTGAAGGAGATGTTGATTTTGCGAAAACAGCAATGGCCGCTGGTACACTTACTACTGGTGGCGCTACAGCGTCATTACAGAGAGCAGAAACAAAA